GCTATGGAATCCAATCACAGCGAACCGGAAACGGCTTCCTTCGGGGAAACGACGACATCCTTGGTCGTATCGAATTGGTCCGCAGTTATCTGCGAATCAACCGAGCCAATAGGCCTCGATTGCGAGTCAACTCTGGCAAGTGCCCTGGGTTGTTGCGTGAGTTCGGGCGATATAGGTTTCGCGAGGGTAATCATGGCAATGCAAGCGATCGCCCCATTAACCGCGACGACCATGCCATGGACGCTCTTGGGTACTTAGTCTCGATGAACCCGCAGCATGTACCTGTCTCGTACGAAGCCTCCAACAAATCCCCTGCGTTGGCGGCTTACCAGAAACTCATCGGCAAAGAGAAGGGTCGCCTTCAGGCTTCCAATCGCTTTGTCAACTTAGGCCCCGTGATAAGAGGTTAGCATGAACGCTCCCGAAAAGAAGGTCGTAATCTATCGCCGTCCCGAAGACATGGCGGATTTTCGCAATCCACCCGTAGGCACTGTTGTGCAGTGGTTTCCCCATTCGGATGTGACGGTGGAGCCAACCGCAATCGGATCTGGCATTGTCACTGGCATTGAAGGCCCTGGCATTGTGTCGCTGACGCTCTTCAAGCGCAACAGCGCGCCGCTCTACCTTCAGGGCTGTCGGCATGTTACTGATCCGTTCCACGAAGGCCGTCGCGAGTCAACGCAGCGGTCTGGCGGATGGGACTTCTTGCCTGCCTACGAGCCGGATCGGTGGCCACCCGCCCGTCGCGCCGAGACTCGCGTTGTCGCTGAGCCCGTTAAGAAATAGGTGACTGATGCACCAAGAAGATGAGCCGTTCGCCCCAGACCATCAGGACGATTACCTCAAGCCGCTCGTCACTGCGTGGCTTGGCCGGATCAATCAAGCCGAAGAGTCTCGCACTCCGTGGAAGAAGCTGGGTGACGAGTGCATGCACTTTTACGAGGCGACGGCTAACTTCCTCTGGGATGCGTCTTCGCAACACAAGTTCTGGGAGGGGGTGACCCAGCCCACCTTCCGGGTAGTGATTGCCAAGGCATTTGAGTTGGTAGCCCAGATTGGCCCAACTCTGTTCTTTCGTGCGCCGAGGCGGAAGGTATCGCCAAGGCGCATCGACAATCTGCCGCCGGAAATGTTCGGTGACGTGGAAAACGATCCGCAGGCTCAGGCTGTCTATCAGCAGTACCAGATGGAGATGTCTGCCGAAATGCAGGCAGATATGTCTCGTGCCGCCATGATGGAGACTTGGCTCAACTACACTCCTGACCAGATGCCAGGTGGCGGCATGGAGGAGCATGTAGAGAGGGCTATCGTCGAAGCCTTGATTCGTGGGCGAGGCGTGCTTTGGCCGCAGCCCTATCAGGTGCCTGGCTCTGATCGCACTCTAACCGGCTTGTTTTACGACACAGTAGAAAACCTGTACATCGACCCAGACGCTGAAAAGCTGGAAGACGCACGCTGGTTTGCTCGCAGGCGGATCGAAAGCTACCAGAAGGTAGAGCAAAAGTTCAACCTGCCGCGAAACAGCCTGAAGGGAAAGACGACCCTGGACTCTCTTTGGGCAGCCTCTGCCACAGCGCAGGCCAGGCCCAGCGATGTTAAAGCCAAGGATCTCGTGGTGTACTACGAGGTCTACAGCAAGAACGGGCCTGGCTGCGACTGCACCGGCTTGGACTGGCGAGTGTCTGAGCATCTGCGAGACGTTGCCGGTGACTATGCGTACCTGGCCATCTGCCCTTCGTGTGACTACCCTCTCAACCTGCCAGCAGAGATGCTTACGTCTGGCGCTACGGACGAGTTGGTGCGGGACGCCATGCAGTGGCCAATTCCATTTTGGGCAGGAAACCACCTGCCGTTTGTACCGCTGGACTTCTATCCCAGCACTCGCTCTGTATGGCCGATGCCACCACTTGCCCCTGGGATTGGCGAACTGAAGTTCCTTAACGTGATGGTGTCGCATCTGTGCAATCGCATCTGGATGTCCAGTCGCGATTTCATTGCGGTCGCCAAGTCGGCGCAGAAAGAAGTAGAGCGAATCATCCGAGAGGGCCAAGATCTGTCGATCCTGCCGGTGTCTGATCACCACGAAGACATTAGCAAGATGATCAAGTTCCTCGACCAGCCCAACGTCAATGTGGATGCCTGGCACATCATTGATCGCGTTGCCCAGATGTTTGACAAGCGAACCGGCTTGACGGATCTGGTCTACGGACTGACGGACTCCCAAAGTCGCAGCGCCGAAGACGCCGCTACCAAGCGACAGGCAGTGTCTGCTCGTCCAGACCACATGGCTCGCAAGGTCGAAAAGTGGATGGCCAGGGCGTCGTCAATGGAGGCCTTCTGCACCCGTTGGTTTGTCGAGGCCAAAGACGTTGCTCCATTGATCGGCAACACGGCAGCTTCGCTTTGGTCTTGGTTGATTGACAGCCAGGACGTAGATCTGGTTGTCCGCGAGATGGAGTATACGGTGGTCGCTGGGTCGGGTCGTCGTCGCAACCACGAGCTTGAACTAAGCAACCTAAACCAGGCTCTCCAGTTCTTCTTCCCAGAGATATCCAAGCATGCCGACATTACGACCGATGTGTCTGCGCTGAATGCCTTGATCCAGCGGTGGGGTGATGCCGCCCAGATTGACCTGAGCGACATCATATTGCAGCCACGAATGCCACCGCAGCAGGAAGGCCCAAATCCCATGGAAATCGAGATGCAAATGAAGCAGGAAGAGCATCAGATGGACATGGCCAGCAAGCAGGCCGATTTGCAGATGAAGCAGATCGAGGCGGAAATGAAGATGCAGATTGAGCAACAGAAGATCCAGTTGGACTCGCAAAAGCTACAAGCACAGGCAATGATCGAGCAAAATAAGGCGGCAATAGAAGCCGCTACTGCTCAGAACGAAATGCAGACCAGGCAAGAAGAGCACATGATCGACATGGCTGTCAGTGGCGACATGCACCAGCAGAAGCTCCTTCAAGACCAGCAGTCGCACGACCAGAAGCTGAAGCAGTCTGCACGCAAGGCGGAGCTTGACTTGCTCACTACCGCAGCCAAGGTGTCTGCCGACATTGCAGCAGCAAGAAGGCGCGCCAGCATGAAGCCCCAGCAAACCCCCGCACGCAAGAAGTCAAAGGCAGTGTCCAAATGAAAGTCAAATACGTCTTGAACGGCAAGTCGGTGTCCGAAAATGACTTCTTGGCTGGCGGCGACGGAATCCGCCAGATCATCGAGTCTCGTCAGTTTCCGGGCTTGCAAACCGACGATGAGTTCATGGCCAATCGCGGTACGCTGTCCTCCCAATTAGGTGAGCAGACAGAGTCAGTGGTTAAGGCAGCCAAGCAAAATGGCTACAAGCCCAATCTAAATGACGTTTACCTGCCTGCCATGGCTCGATTCCCTGGAGATCCAGAGGCATTTGTGAGCCACGGGTCAGCCAGAGGCTCTGTTCGCCGCACCATGGAAAGCCGTGGATGGGGCTGCGAGGGATCGGTCAAAGTAAAGGCCCGCGAATCGGAGCCTGCCTCTTGCAGGCTTGCCGACGAGATTGTCGAGCAGGAAGTCCTGAAGCTGACGCTGGAGGACAAGAATGCTCGCAAGGCTGGCCTGAAAGAACTGAAGCAGCACGTTATCGACAAGCACGGAGTGAAAAAGTAATGGATACCCACGCTTACATCAACACGCAGGACATCCGTACGCTTGGCGTCACTTCCTGCAACCAGTTCAACTCTGGCCGCGCCGCCACCTATGTGACGCCGGTTAGTCCTTGCACTAACTGGGCAACGGTCAACACCAGTGCGTCCACCGTTACGCCAAGTAACATCTTGCAAATCCCCGGAAATGCCAACAGCACTTCCAATTCGCAGATTGTACGGCTTGATTGCGGACAGGGCGGCACGGCCGTCATGGTGCGAATGCGATACCCAGTGGGCCAGGCTGGCGCAGTAAGCGTTCGCGTAATCGGCTTTGACGGCAGCTATCTGTACAACAATGATCGTCGCATCAGCGACACGTTAGCCGACAATGTCCCCCCCAAGCCAGAACTGCTGTCTGATGCTGCTGGCAACTACACCTTGACCTTTACGCCAGACGCAGCAACTGACCCTCGTGACAACGCCAGCTTTGCTTACACCAGGCCAGCCAAGGTGGATCTGCATGGAAACATCCATGCAATCTTCTTGATTACTTCGGCTGGGCCAGCCAACGCCACTATCGAAGCGCGAGTAATCTAGCATGAATGACCCGATCTTGGTCAGGGACGCTATCGACAATCTCGTGGACTACGTCCAGGGCGGAACGCAGGACGTAGAGCAGAGGCTGTTCAAGCGGGTCATTCGCGAGTCATATCGCGAATTTGTCGAGGTTCAGCCTTGGTCATGGTTTGAGGCTGAAGCTACGCTCCAGATTCCGTTTGAAACGGCTACCACGCGACTTCGATATGACCATGCTACTCGTCAGTTGCGGTCTGATTTCCCGATCCTCGCTGTCTATGACACAACTCCGGTGCAGGTCTTGCTGCCGGTTGAGTTCGCGGCCAAGGAAGGCGAGGTGTTGTCGGTCAAAAATATCGACGGAACTCAGGATGGGTTCTACGCCATTCATCGCGTAGGCCCTGGCGAAATCTGGGAACTTCAAAACACCACGGGGCCATCTGGCGATTCGACCGCCGTCAATCAATGGATCTGGTGGAATGGAAACAACCACACTTGGTGGAATGGCAATCAGGCTGCTTGGGCGAGCACGACTTCGCTAGACGGAAATGAGGCCGTGTGCCGATTCGCATTTAATCAATCCCATCTTGGTAGCAGGGTCACTTACAACGGCACCTCCTATCCGGTCGTCAAGTTCATCGACGACTCTGCGGTGGTCTTGTCGGACGCTGCAAACCCTGGGTCTTCGGTAGCTGGCGGCGACTTTAAAATCGCACAGAACCATGTGCTGCTGCCGCCGGACTACCACAAGATGGGCTGGGTGACAGAGTCCACAGGTGGCGTCCGCTGGTCTGACGCATACATCGAATCTGATTCCTGGCTGGGCTGGGAGCAGGCCAATTACGGACAGATTAACTGCCCGTTTCGCTGGACTATCATGCCCAGCCAATTTGCTGAAGGCCGCTGGGAGATTCGCTGGGCTGGCAACCTGGGTTTCAATCGCCGCATCAGCTTCATTTACACGCGACGACCCGCAGATGAACTGCGATGGTCGGGAGTAGAGCGAGGGGCCAGTAGTGCGGACGACGGCAATCCATCTATCGCTACTGTTGCTGGCAGCCGCAATGTTGCCGGAATCGGAACTGCGTTTAGTGCTTCGATGGCTGGCGCGTATTTGCGAGTTGGTCGCACAAAGTCCGCCATGCGATCAGAGCCTAGCGGGCTCGATGGCAAAGACCCCTACGAGGAGTTGCACCGTATCGAATCGGTGCAGTCTGCTACTTCGCTCACGCTGTCGTCGCCTGCCGAACTGTCTGGCAGCGGACTTTCGTTTCTGATCAGCAGCAAGATCGACTTGCCTCGCGAGCACATCAATGCCTTTTATGCCCTGTGCCAGAAGCTCTACGCCTTCAAGACACAGGACGATGATCGCATCATGGCTTCCACCAAGCGGTATCGAGATGCTTTGACTCTGGCGATGGAAGGCGACTACAAGGTCCGGTTCAATCGCGAGGCAAGCAACAGCTTCTTCATTCCGTCTCCGTACGGGCATCCTCGCAACGCCAACTTCGGGTCCAAGGTAAGCACGCCGTTCGGGAACTAGCATGAAGCCATCGCCCAAGCGCATAGCAAGAGCCGAGTCTTTTCCTGGGCTGGTCACCAATGCCGACCCGTACGACATTCCGTTTGGTGCCACCACCATTCAGGACAATATCCAGTGTATCTCACCTGGCCAGATCGAGGTCCGCAAAGGCTGGCTCCGGGCCAGCGGTTTTAATCGCCCGATACCCTCCGAGGCGATGCCTGATCTGACCAACCTCTATCGGTATCGCCACCCATCCGGTGACCGAATCATTACGGTGACCAAGTCTGGTGCGATCGAATCTCGTGCCAGCGGCGCTGTTACTGCCGTGTCCACCAACCAATATGGCGACACTTGTTGGTCGTTTGCTCGCGAGCGGTGCGGTGCCTTGCTTGGCATCAACGGCTATGGGCGAGGCATCTACTGGGACGGTGCCTCTGCCGCCCAAGAGAAGCTGGGACTTGATCCGCCCACGATTGCGCCTGCTATCACCCTATCTGCGACTGCTGGAGCCAACGGCCTGACTTCCATTGGCAACTACATCTGCTACTACCGATACGCCGCTGGGCCACCAGGCCGCTACCACTACAGCAACCTGAGCCCCGCCACCGTAGTTCCAGCGGCGGCTGGCGACATTGGCAAGTCCATGTCGTGGTCGAGCTTGCAGCAGTCAGCGCAGCCACGAGTCCACACGATCGAGCTGTTCCGCAGCTTGCCGGGCGACGAGAACCGCCTGTACATGGTGGGCACCATTCCGGTGGGGTTGAAGGTCAGCACCATGTCTGGCACGCAAACCAACAACTTGCTCGTCAACTTTCTTTCCCTGCACAACCTAAGCGTCAATCGAAAGATCTCCATCGCAAGCTCAGCTGGCGACGACGGCATATCTTCCGTGACTTCGGTCGTAGATCCCTACACCGTGATTACAGACGGCGTATGGTCAGGCAACCAGACCGCAGTTGGCACGGCCCGAGTTGGCACGGTCGGGCTGACAGAGTCTTACTCTGACACGCAACTGCAAGACATGGTGCTTGCTGATCCCGCAAAAATGCTGCTGATCACTAGCGGCGGCGAACTGGTTGCTAACCGATTTGTTCCTCCGCCGGAATGGAAGCATTCGGTCGCTAAGTTCCAAGACCGCATGTTTTATGGGGCGGATACGCTGCTGTCCACAGGTACGGTTGCCACGGTTGCTTTCAACAAAACAGTGACAATCTCACAGGCTTCCTCCTTGCCGTCGTCGCTGGAATTCCTTGTTGGTCGCTCGATGTGGATTTCCGGCGAAGCCAATCCATTTGTGATTATTGGCCATGGCACCAACACCGTAACCGTTAATCCAACGCCAAGCACCACCGCCATCAACCGATCGTATGTCATACGCCCTGCGGAGTGCGAGCGTAATGCCATTTACTACAGCGAGCCTGACGAGCCGCAGTCGGTGCCGCGAACCAACGTCATCACCATTCAAGAGCAGGCACAGGACGAGGATGAGATCGTCGGCGTTCATTCGTTTGGTGCCTACCTGTATGTGCTAAAGGAACACCACCTCTACACGCTTAGCTTCATTCGCCAGCCACGCATTGACGCCCAAGCCAGGCTTCTGCTGCACCGGGGCGCGTTCAACAAAAACTGCTGGGACTCCTACGAGGGCAGAGTCTACATTATGGACTCGTCCGGCTGCTATTCAATCAGCACCTACAGCGGGGCGTATGACGGCGGCGGCTTTGTGCCTATCAGCGATCCCATCCAAAACCTTTGGCGCGACGGCACGATCGACATCACCAACACCAAGTGGTTCCATGTTCGCGTCGATTCACACAGCGCAGTGGTGCGATTCTACGTTCGGTACGTTGGCGACCTGGGTGAACGGCCCCGCCGGGCCTTGTGTTTTAACATCCGCACTAACGCCTGGTGGACAGAGAGCTATCCGATGGAGGTGTCGCAGGCAGACTCCATAGACCTGGCTGGGGTGCGGGTCAACCTGGGGGCGTCACAAAACGACACGGTAGTCAACTTGGCGGCAGGCAACTCCGACATGGTGACCCAGGAGATTCGCGGCACCGTTGAGACGGCCACGGCCGAACTGATTGCGGACAGCAAGACAGTGTTTAATTCGTCTATGCTTGGAGCCCCGATTGCTTTCATCAACGAAAATGGCATGGGGCAGGTTCGCACGATCGTGGACATCGTTTCGCCGCATGTGATCAAGATCAATCCTGGCGGCAACGCCATTGTCAATTTCGACCAGGGGCCGCTCAATCCAATCCCAATTTCTGGCAGCCAGTACATTATCGGCGGCATTAACTTCCGCGCTCGCTTCGGTGCTTCGTCCATGGTGGAAGATGACGACCAGCACCGTCGTTCCTGGCTGATGAAGTTTACGCCTACGGAGAAGCAGTACTACTACTGGGTGCGGCGTTACTGGGACCATTCGGAATCGGCTGAGCCTAATTGGCATTCACAAGATCTGGGCAACAACGTGTTCACTATTCAGGGCACGACAGAGTCTTGGGTGGACATTAAGCGAGAGCCATCGGTGCGAGGCGGAACCGCTGGTATAGCCAGGGTAATGTTCAGTGGCAAAAAAGAAGAGACGACACAGTGGCATGCGCGACTGTCGATCGAAGTCGAGGGCATCAAAGGCGACGAGCCGATGATCATTAACGAGGTGCGACTCGAAGGTTCCGAATAGTGTTTACTCTCCAGATCTCTGACCTCGTGCGGCAGACCCAGGGCCAGGTGCCTGACCCGGTGGTGAGTGCGCTGGAATCGCTGCTAGGCAACTGCGCCGCAAAGCTGGAGCATCGAGGCCCGGTGTCGGTGCAGATTGATGGCAACTACCTGCCCAGCATTTTCGACGCCCCTCGCGGAGGCCCGATCCCCACCAACTGCGACGGTACTGCTCCAGCAGCGGTGACAGCTATCAATCGTGCCGGACGGTTCTCAGGAGAGAACTGCCTCACGGATTGTGTAGACAACGGCCTGGCATTTCGTGCCATAGGGCCATCTCACTTGGACGTTGCTCGCATAGATACGCTCTATGTGGGCGAACTCAAAGACCTGTGCGGCGAGCCGATTGATGCAGCAGGGCCTGGCGGTGCAGTGGCTTCTGGTGCCCTGTATCGGTTTCTTGTGACCAACGAGTCGCAAGGCCTGGGGCGAATCGTGAAGTGGAATGGCACGGCTTACATTTCGGACGGAGCGGACATCAAGCTCATGGACTTCACTCCGCGACTGGAGTTCCAGAGTCGCTGGAGGAATGGCTACTACGGGTGGTGCACCAGGCTGTCCGACCGCCTGACCTACGAATCGAACTCCACTACCTACCAGATGTACGAAGTGGTCTGGGTCGAAAGCAGGGCGAGGTTTCTTGAATTCAGCCTGACTGCTGGCATATCTGGCGGATCTGCGACAGCGGATGTGATCCGTACTTGGGGCGCTGATGACCATGCCAATCCGCCTACGGGCATCACGGTCTTTGACCGCACAAATCGCATGGCATCCGCCCCAGTTGGAACCAAGGGGATTGCTGTTTGGGACGAGCAGACCAGCCAGTACGTTACGCTGCACAGCTACTACAACACTCCAGTGACTGGCCCTTCCCAAGAGCAACTGGCTTGCATTCGCATTTCCAACGGCCAGGCCAACGGTTCGTGCTTGTTCAGTGGCGACAAAGTGGACATCAACTTAAGCGGCACGCCGGACTTCTGCGCAAACACCGTGTGGGTCAACCCCGTCTCAGTTTGGGTGTTTGCACCCAACTACGAAGACAGCATGCCAGATGACCGCTACCACTTCGGCATGAAGCTGGCTGACTCATGGTCGGTCAATGGCGTCACTAAGCCGCTGTACTTGGTCAAGCCGTGCCCGGACGAAGTAGTTGTGCTCAAGCTGAACGACGCAGCCAGGAGATCAGACTGCGTCTACGCCGCACAGGTAGTCGACTTCAGTTCAGTGACCAACTACTGCGAAGTGTCTCCCATCGTCACGGAGGACGTTTTTGTCTATCTGCCCAACAGCGACCCGGACTGCAAGATGGTGTCTGGCCTGTTGTACTGCTGGGGCAAGCTCATCTCGCTGGACTTCAATGGCAAGAAGCTGTACTTCTCTTCCGTGGATGTGCGGGGCTGCTTGGCTTTGTTTGCAGTCGTGGAACTCAGTGTGCCGCTCGATTGCGACGACAAGACTGGCAAGGCCAAGTATGTGTCATTTACGGCACAGGGCACCCATCGCGAGCCATGGGGTGAAGTTGGAGACACGGTAGAGTTTCAGAACAAGTTCTCGTTCTGCGCGCCCGTGGGAACAGTTGGGCTCTTGCTGCTGAACCAGCGCAACGGTGGCCAGCATATCCTCGTGCAGTTGCAGCACACATGCACCGAGATCATCACGGGTATTGAGGCTCTTTCGGCATGCACGCTGAACATGACTGTTTGGAAGACCTCTGTGATCAAATGCTCTGAGCGAAACCAGGCAATCAGCCTGGAGCAAGTGATCTGCGACTGCTGCGGGTAGCCTATGTTTTCCAAGCAAACTCCAGATCTTGTGCGGCAGTTGCAAGGCCACCTGCCTGACGAAGCCGTTAGGGCGCTGGAGCAGTTGCTGGGTAACGCCGCTGCCCGGCTGGAGCATCGTGCACCCGTAGTGTTTGACATGGACGGCACTCGTGCCGGTTCGTCTGATCCGCTGCGGGGTGGCCCGCTGCCTAGAGATTGCAGCGGCACAGCCGTCGCCTCGTTGCTGGCGGCCAATCAAGCTGGTCGGTTTAGTGGCAAGGACTGCCTTGCCGACTGCGTAGATAACGGCCTGGCATTTCGTGCTGTAGGCCCATCTCATCTAGACGTTGCTCGCATAGATACGCTTTATGTCGGGGAACTGCTTGACGACTGTGGAGATCCGCTGCTTGCCGAAACGCCCGCCGGGGACAGCAACTCCGTGGCCATCTGCCGGTTCGTGGTGACCAATACCAGTCCAGTTACGGGTGACACGCGATTCGCCTTAGGCAAAAGAGTGGTCTGGAATGGCTCGCAGTACACCACATTGCCCCAAGAAATTGGGCTTCGCGACTTCACGCCCACCCGCGAATTGTCCAGCCGCTGGCGAGTGGGCTGTCACGGATACGCCGCCAGAATGGGCGATCGCCTGGACACGGCATTGTTTGGAGCTTCAATCCCAACCTACGAAGTGGTGTGCGTAGAATCGCCCTCTAGGTACATCGAGTTCCGCTTGCAGAGCGACATGGTCAACGGAGTGGGCTCTGCGATTATCACTCGCTCCTGGGGTGCGACCAGCAACTTTCGCCAGTCAGCAGGCGCTGTATTTGTCTACGATCGGCTGGGCAAGATCCCTAAGGCCAGGCAAGGGTACGTTGGCACTGCTGTCTACGACGAACAGGCTGGCCGTTACATTATCCTGGCGGACGACGACTTTGGCGTCCCGCAACCGCCGGACAGCCTCATTCGCTGTGTGCAGGTAAACGGGCCGAGGCTGGAGAACTGCCTCTATTCAGGCGTTGAGGTGACTGCCCAGAACTTGGGGGCAGTGTGTGCAGGCAAGGTGTTTTCCGACACGGCGGCAGTGTGGATCTCATTCCCCAACTTTGACACCGATGTGCCGCCTGGAACGTATCACTTCGCTCGCAAAGAGTCAGACGCCTATACGGTCCAGGGTGACACTCGTCCACTGTATGTCTCAACCTATTCCCCAAGCGACTGGGCTGTCGTCAAAGTGACGGCAGGCGACATGATTGCGGGGAACTGCCTGTTCCCAGCTACCCTCATAGGGCATGACTACTCCCTGTCTGGGGTCACGGGATCTGGCTGTGACATTGTGGAGCAGTCGATGGCTGACGTTGACCTGCTTATCCCTGCTTTTGGCGACTGCCCCAAGGTGCCTGAGGACAGGGTATTCCTTGCCCGCAAGCTGGGGCCTGGCATCTACCTGGCCATAGAGGGATACCCAGATCACTGCTCTCAGGTGTCCTTGATTGCGTATCTCAATACAGACATGGATTGCAGCGGGCAGGGGGCTCGCGTCACCTTCATCGACAGTCCAGGCGTCCACCCTCATGTCACTGAGGACGATGCGTTCATCGGCATATCAGGCGACGTTGGCAATCCGTTCCGCCTGTGTGGCGTGGCACCCACCGCAGAGGTGTGGACAATCAACTCAGAGAGCACGCTGCCACTGACGGCGCAAATTAGCCGATCGTGCATGGACACCATGACTTCGTTTGGCCCATCTGGTCGTTGCTCGGTATCCGCAGGGTTTTCTCGCCTTCCGCTCCAGAAGTGTAGCGGCGAAGCAGGCAGTCGGCAGCTAGACCTCAGTGGGGTGATTTGCGGGTGCGACTGCGGCGGGCAGGGGTGCGAGTGCCCTGCGACGGGCCAGAGAGTTTTGTGCACTATCGAGTTCACAGGCGAAAAGCAGTGCGCTCCTGGCGTGCAGGTGACAGAGCAGTGGGTGGTTGAGTTGGCCTGGAACCCAGCCCAGGCTCGCTACGTTGGCGAAGTGTCTATCACCTTTCCTCAGCCAATCAAGCTCTACAGTGCAGTGTACCATTGCGGCAATGACCCACCCGCCAGCCAGTCAGGATGGGTATCGTTCTACTGCAACAACCCAGACGCCGCCGTCAGCGGCCTGTATGACCTCGACGAATTGCCCTTGGGCGCGGCCTGTTTCCTCGATGGCTTCGACTTTGGTGGCGTGGTCAGCGAGCGATGCAGTGCCTGCACCTTGGTGTATCGGATTACCTACCAGTGCTTTGGCGTCACTGTAGCGGCAGATGGCTCTTATCAGGTAGATGCCGACGCCACCATTACGGCTCTGGGCTGGGATGGCGAGCCAGTTGGTGACACCCAATCGGTGGGTCCAGTGATCTCTTCGGCGTGCCGCAGCGCTACCCTGGGTGTCTTTGATTCTGAGTTCTCTCAGGCTGGCTCTGGAACTTTCGAGTTCCATTACTTTGCTGGCTTTTCTTTTCCAGGCCGGGGAACCATGTCCTTCGTTTGGTAGTGCAGGTGTGGCAATCGCGGGCCACATGCGGCACGGCACACGCGATCTGGCTTGCAGCGTGGCTGATAATCAGTCCATGAACACCTCATTCCGCCAGCCATCGTACGCCTCGTCGCAGCCGCTGGCACCCAGTGGTCGCGGCTACGGCAGTTCCCAGATGTACCCAGGTGTTGGCAACTTTCGTCGCAGCCAGCATGGAGCGACATACCAGGGAAGTTCGGGGCTGCCCCAGGGATCTCAGCTGTATCGCTCTGTGTTTGGTGCTGGTGGCTTAGGCCCGCATGGAGTGCGGCAAAACCCGTTTCATGCCGACGCATTTTATCATCAGCATTCGATGAGCCAGATGCGGCAGCAGCAGGCCTATCAGCAGATGGCAGACCCTAATTATCTAGCACGCCGCCAAGCAATTTTCCCATTCATGGGTTAGGGACAGAGCATGAGTCTTTCTGACTTTGCAAAAACGTACGAGAGCATGTCAAACCCGCTCGCTATAAACGCGCAACAGTCTCCGTACTCAATAAATTATAAAGCGCCTTACACTGGGTTCACAAATGCCCCAGGTGCAGGAACTGTGCTTAGAAACTCACCGCGATTCCCGTTTAATATGGGAAACGAAATGGGCGGTGTGCCGAAGCCGTTGTCTAGCCCAGACCTCTCTGGCCCCGATGGATTTGCCAGGTTCACTGAGGTTCCCGGCCAGGGGACCGTGCTAAGAAACTCTCGTCCGTTTCCATTCAATATGGGAACCTCCATGGACGGCGATTCCTCGTACGGCGTTCTTCGTCGCAGCCCTGATCAGTTTGACTTTCCAACTCTTGGAGGCCCTCTCCGAAACGAAGAATCCCAGCCTCCTGACAACAACGGCCAAATGCCTCCCTTTCCGCCCATGATGTTTGGCTTTCGATCGCCGCACCAGTATGGCAATCACTTGGGAAATGTGGGAGCCAACTTTCTAGGTAACTTGGCAGTCAATCAGCTGGGCGGTTTTTTTGGCGCAGCCGACCGTGTGGCCAACGACGTAAACGCAGGCATGAGCGGCCTGCAAACTGCCATGACCAATGCTGCCAATCGGCAGATGCTGTCGGAGTCGATGCGTCAGCGAGAGAGGATGTTCAATCGCCTGGCGGCATCGCTCTTAGGCGGCTCTCGCATGAATGGGATCGCAGATACTGCCAGCAATTTGCAGGTTGGCGGACCGTCCGTGTCTACCAACATCACTGCGCAGCCGCTTTCCTTGTCGCAAATCCTCCAGGCCGACAACCAGATGCGTAACTCGCCTTTGACGAACTACAGCCCAGGGCGTTCGGTGTCGCCTCAGGCCCAGGGTGAGTTGAACCAGCTTCTGCGTTCGCAGGTTCGGGACATGGCTCCAAATGCAGAGCGTGCTCTGATTGATGCCAACGAACCATTTGCTCGCGACATCCAGGCAGCCAGGTCCAATCAGTTCCTGGGTCTCGGTCAGCTACTGGCTGGACTGCAAGGCGATCAAATCGAGAACCAGGCTCGCAATCTTCCCTACCTGCTTCAGATGCTAGGGTAAACATGTATTTCCAGAGCAGCGTTCCAGTCGCGCCAGGAAGCTGGCACTCCGGTGGAGCAGACGGCCCCGCACGGGCAGCGGCCATTGGCCAGCAAATGAATCTCAATTCCATGAAGTCATGGAAGGAGAAGTACGGAGGCCGGTTCGACCACAATCAGTATCGCAGGGCCATGGCCCCTGACCCTCGCCCTGCATACCGTCGCCCGGCACCGATGCCCATGTCTGGGCTCAGCAATTCAGTTACGACTGGCATTCAGCCCAGCCCTCTCTATTCTCCTGCGCACATGCAGCGCATGAGCAACCGTGCATTTGGCGAAGCCATGGGAGATGCAGATGCGAGGATTGCGCAAAAAGCAATGATGGGTCGCGGCCTGTCGCTAGACCAGGGCACTCTAGCGTCAGTCACTCCACAGATCGCCAACGCGACTTCACAGGGTTTGGCGGCTCGGCACATGATGCCCCTTGCCGACCAACTCCGCAGCCAAGACTTCCTGCTTCAGGGCCAGCAGATGCAGGGGCGTGAATTCCTTGGCTTGGCTGATCTGCTTAGGTCGCTTCAGCAGAATGGCATGGCCCAGCAGCAGATGGCCATGGGCCCGTTGCTGCAAATGGTCCTGGGTTAATTTTTGATTGCCTTAAAGGAGCGGAGATGGGACGGCCATTTGAAAACCAGTTTTATCCAGCAGCGACACCGCTGGAACTGCGAATGCAAACAACGACCAGGCCAACTGAAGCTGACCTTGAGTTACAAAACATTGGATGGGCTATACAAGACACACAGTTTAAACAGCGCTATGAAGAGCAAAGGGACAAATTAACACAAGCTGGCAAGGCCCTGCGGCTTGTGAACGCGCTAAGGCCCGATCAAATGGCGATTCGGTCCATGGCGGGAGCGGCGAGCCTGGCGGCAAATGCGCCTCGCTGGCTCGATGACAGCACCCATACTAAAACTATGAATGCCAAGTCTGCTGTAAACGATCTTTACCATAACCTTCAAAACACCGTGGAAAGCGGATTATCCATTGAAGGCAAAGTTGGTGCCAGGAGGTTTCTCCCATCACTTCCGCCCTTTAACTTTGGAGCAAAAGGCGCGCCTTTAGACAGCAGATACAAAAACGCGCTTAACGCCCAAAGAATTAAAAATGCCCTGGAGTCATTGATGAAGCCCAGGGCTTCGGATGTGCCTGACTTTGACCCTAACGAAGATCCGTTTAAGTAACAGCCTGTCGGCCAAGCCAACAAGGTACGCATTCATGGCAAACAGCCAGTCAAGCTCTCAGGCCCGAATCAATGCAGCCCACCAGAAGTTCGTTGACCAGTATCATGCGTTTCGGCTGCGCGCGTCTCGCAATCCTATGGTCTCTGCACCTGACGAATACGTCAGTAGTTTTTCGACTGCGGGACAGGCCTTGGAAAACCCGGCGGATGTGGAGCGGCTTGCTAACCTTCGATACAAGAACACGCTCGCCTTGTCCGACCTGACCGATGTTTCCAAAAGGTTTGGAGGCGGCGTGCCTGCCGCAACCGCCCCTCAGCCGCTTGCACCAAAGACGCTCGATGATTTTAAGGCTGCGCATGCTGCCGCTCTTGCCAATCGCCAGAACTCTAGTGGCAAGTCCAATTCCAGCCGTCTCTCGCAAGATCAGCTAATGGCAAACGCCGCTGCTTACAACGCCCGCAAGCAAGCAGAAGCCGCTGCTCGATTTGATCGTCGAATGATGGGCCAGCAGGTGCGCAACTACAAGAACATGGCCGGGCTGGGCTACAACGACCCAGTATTCGTGCAGCCAGGCGTGTCGCCAGAAACAATGCTTGAGGCTGACATGAATCGTCAGCGCATGGGCATGCAGCAACAATACATGGATCGAGATTTCGGATTGCGAGAAAGGTCTTTGGGTCAAACGGCAAACGAAGCTCGCGAAGCGGCTCGTCTTGCTCGTCTCCAGTTAGCAGCCGAAGCCGCAAATCGCAACAGGCAATTCAACCTTGACCAGAAAAGACTTGGCATTGAGCAGTCGAGCGCAGACAGCGAAGCCGACTATCGTAACAAACAGGTTGAAGCGGTTGCGGCCCAGTTTGGATTTGACAAAGAGAAGTACAGGGACGCAAAGAACAAGGTTGACCAAGATGCTTCCATGCCTTCGCTGCCACCGGCACTTGCAATTCTGGTCAAGTCCGGCCGAATGACCCAGCAGCAAGCAGTTGACGTTATCGAAAACGAAATGATCAGGGCCGAAGTGGGCAACGACAAGAAGGCAGTAGTGAACATTCTGCAAGAACGAGGTTACTCGCCGCAAGAAATTGCTCGCAAGTTTGAAGCAATTACTCGCATCAATAAAGAAATGTACGATGCGAATTCGTCGACATGGTGGGACCGATGGTGGCTGCCTAGTATCCCAGAACCCAATCCGTCTAACTTCCCGCTTGGATATGTGCAGCCTTAGCGACGAGCTAGATTATGAACCCAGCCGCATTCCTCGACAATATAATTGCGGACCCGTACACGGTCGCTCGCCAGGGCCTGCGAGTCCCGTCGATGGCTTCTCGCGAACCAGAGCCGAGCCCGTACGAACTGTACTTGCAGAAAGTGCAGATGCAGCAGGCCCAGCAGCAGGCACAGCAACAGGGCCTGCCGGTTCCGCAGCAGCCAGCTGAGCCAGTTGAAGAGGAAAGCGGCGGCGGGTTCCTTGGCACGCTGGGATACATTGGCGATTCCTTGGATAAGCTGGGCTCTCGTCCTCTCCGTGGCTTGCTAAAAGGCAGGCCGCGCGAATTGCTGTCGATTCTCCCTTTCTCTGACGCTTTGGGGATTACCGACCCCAAGGACATCGTTTCTGGCGGCGATCTTCTGGGCACCAAACGCAGGCGTGGACTCGGTTATAGAGCCGCTGAGCTTGGTGTTGAGATGCTACTGGACCCGATCAGCCTGCTGGGGCCAGGCATTTTTGGCAAAGCTCTCAAGGCAAGCGGAAAAGTCGCCAAGGCCGCAAAAATCCTTGACGATCTCCCTGATGTTGCCAAAGCAAAGGGCATGGGGCCTGAAGTAGCCAAGGGCACATTAACTCCACAGCAACTCATTAGCTATTCAGGCCCTGTTTCTTCGGGACTGACTAACGCAGAACGATTCGATCGTTTCAAACAAGCTGTGGCGCAGGCTGAGGGAGTACCTGTTGATTCGCTTAGCAGAGACGTTGTAAAGAAGTATCTCAATGAGCCACTGGGTGGCGTTCTGAGCATCAACCCTGCGCGCATACTGCGTCCGCTAATTGGTGGTGAACAGGTTTTCGGAACTCAAGCAGAACTTGCCGCAAAGGGCGGATTGCCGATTCTCAACAAGTTGGTGAACAAGCCGCTTAAGTACGTTACAGAAAGTCGCGTATTTCCGTTTCTTGAAACGGTTCCGATAACTCGTGCCCTGGACGCAACAGGCGCTAGTCAGTTTGCGATTCCCCGTATTGCTGGGCAAGTAGCTGACGCAGCGATAGGCACAGGCTCACTGATCACACGGAAAACCCTGGATTTTGCCGAGAGCATACTGGCCAATCCAGCGGTCGCCATGGATCATCTGCGAGGATTTCCTGCCGCGCGTCAGCCAGTCACCCTGGCAGGCAAGGGCGCTAATGCAGCATCGCAGCCCGCCCCTGCCGCACCGCCTCCAGCAGCGGCTCCACCTGTTGTTCCGGTGGCACCGCCTCCAGCAGCGGCTCCACCTGTCGTTCCGGTGGCACCGCCTCCAGCAGCGGCTCCGCCTGTCGGTCCGGTGGCACCTCCTCCGGCCGCACCTCCTCCTGGCGCAGCGCG